TAACAGAGCAGCAGTTCGAGCCGCCAACATGTGGGAGAAGTGTCAAGATTTTGACGCACACCCTTACCTGACGAAGAAGGGTGTAAAGAACCACGGTCTGAAGCTGCATAGAGAAAGCGGTGCGGTGGTCATACCTTTGCGAGACCCTAGCCTATCAATTGTTGGACTTCAGTTTATCAATGCCGATGGCCAGAAGAAATTCTTAACTGGTTCAAAGAAGGCTGGTTCGTTCTTCATTCTGGGAGAATGGCTTCTCCCAACAGCCCACACGATTAATTATGCCGAGGGGTATGCCACTGCTGCAAGTTACTACGAGGATACCGGCCAGCCGGTGGTTGTGGCGTTTGACGCATACAATTTGAAGCCAGTAACAGAAGCAATCTTTGAACACTTCGCTGGCCCCAAGCATGTCATTATCGCGGACTTTGATGATAGTAAGACGGGTGAGACGCAGGCAATTGCAGCAGCTCAGGCGATACATTCGCAGGGCGGTCAGTGTGAAGTGTTGATGCCGACAGCTAAGGGTGACTATAACGATGCCAAGCAAGACATAATATTAGCAGGCGAGGATGAAGCGCCGGTTCTACAGAGTGTGAGTGTGCCGGTAGACTTTGAGTTTCAAGTCAATGGCAATGGCAGATTTTTGAATACCAAAGAGAATGTGCGAGGCATTCTCACGGTTGAGCAGATAGGCGTAGTTTACAACGTCATTAAGAAGCGGATGGAAATAACGGTTCCTCACTCCAACTTCATTGCAGATATGAAGGATGAGAGCGCATTGATTGAGATTGAAGACCGCTGTATTCAGCGGGGCATACCTCACCAGAAGGTGCGCGACTACCTCAAGTTACTGGCCAGAGAATACAACCCAGTAAAGGAGTGGGTGGACGCGAAGCCGTGGGATGGTGTGAGCAGGCTGGATGAATTCATGAGTACTATCACTTCCACCAACGAGGAACTGAAAGTTATGCTTATGCGTAAATGGTTGACTGGCTGTATAGCCGCAGCATATGAGCATGAGGGTGTTGAGCTTGAGGGGATATTGGTGTTTCAGGGGGCGCAGGGTTTAGGTAAGACGCTGTGGTTTAAGAATTTAGCGCCAAGAACAACCGACTGGTTATTGGAGGGTGCTACATTAAACCCAAGTGACAAGGACAGTGTTAAGCAGTCGGTTAGCCATTGGATAGTTGAACTTGGAGAGATTGAGTCTACCTTTAAGAAGAGCGACATTGATCAGCTCAAGGCATTCGTTACGAAGAAGACTGACGAACTCAGGCTACCTTACGACCGAGCATTCACTACTTACCAGAGACGAACGGCATTCTATGCCAGCGTGAACGGCAGAGAGTTCTTAGTTGACACCACGGGAAACCGGAGGTTCTGGGTTGTGCCTGTGACGGCCATCAACTATAACCACGAGATGGATATGCAGCAGGTCTGGGCGGAGGTGAAGGAGACTTTATACGATACCAATAATCGCTCTTGGTTCTTATCGAGCGAGGAACGAGCGAGCTTACAAGAATCCAATGAGTTCTATCGAACACAGTCTAGCGTCGAGGACTTGCTACTCCAGCACGTTGACTTTGAGAGCGATGAGAAAGAACCGGTGCAGATGACTCAGCTACTTAGAGACCTTGGCATCAACAGCCCAAGAATGGCAGACTTCAAAGATGCCGCACGAATACTCTCAGATCGTGGAGTCGAACCACGCCGAAGTAATGGCAAAAAGATATACGACCTTTCTTATACACGCCTACCACAAGACACCGAAAGTGCCTATAACGCTGTTCCCAAGTGGAAGGATAATTCTGGTGTAAGTGATGACGAGGGCGTGTTCTAAGGGTATGGCAATGCCAAGCGTGTCAATGTATTGAGTACATATAAATAGACACGGAGATTTAGAGGTGATGGCGGTGAAAGATAGCTATACACTGTTACCTGTTAAGAGGATTGCTAAGTCTTTGATATAGCTACTTTAATTAAGAGGGTAGGGTAGGGTATAGTAAAGTAAGATTATAAAGTAGATAAGATATAAAGGTAGAATAGTAGAGAGTTTATATGAATGTATTAGATAAGTTTGAACAGTGCTATACCCTGACACTGTACCCTGCGTACACACTTGGAGTGCAACGATGAGCGAGAAGAAGAAGGACAAGCCAAAGAAAGAGAAGAAGCAACTGGCCAAAGCGCCTAAGCAATTCGAGGCAGACGACGAGCAGGGCTTGACCGAGATGCAGACAGCTTTTGTCTGGCACTACACCGAAGGTGCATGCGGTCAGACAGAGGCAGCAAGGCGAGCAGGATTCTCATTCCCAGCCAACGCCGCATCGAAGATGCTGAATGGTAGAGATACACCGAAGGTGACAAAGGCTGTGCGTCTTGCCCAAGAAGAGTTGAGAGAGAAGTATGCTATCACTCCACAGAAGACCGGCAAGATGTTGTGGGAAATCACCGAGCTAGCAGTCGAGAGCGGTTCGTTTAATGCAGCGGTCAGCGCTATCAAAGAGCTGAACCAACTGGCTGGATTGATCGTCCACAAGAACCAGAACCTCAACATCAACGCCGACCTTAATGGTATGAATCGAGAGGACATCAAAGCACGGTTAGCCAAGCTGATGGGGATGGAAGACGAGATGAGAGACGACGACCTGTAAAGGTTATGCTTCATGGTTAATTGATGTAAGATACCAACAAAGGGGGGGTCGGTCGGCCCGCCCCTCAAATAAAATCAAAATGGTTATAAAAACCTAAGTTCTTATAACTAAAAGGAATATTGGTTCAATTGTGAACCAGATCATGCCCCCTCATAGCGTACCCTGTGCTCACAGCAGGCACAATAACCCTAAATGCAGGCACAATCGACCGGCTGGCGACCCCAGCCTATACCCCAGCCTAAAATTTAGGTTCCCTAGGGGTCGTTTGAAAAGGCTAGGGTTGTCTATTTTTTGAGCGACCGACACCCCCCTGACAGCGTGCGGCGGGCGGCGGGCGCTAGAACTAGGTTAGGCGCATAGAATAAACAATTTTATATAATTTGGTGCCGTAACAGATTACGGTAGCATATAAATTGTACAGAAAAGGAAACCTATCAATCCGGATTGCGCTGGGATCGCTAAGGCCGGAGGAAGCCTTATTCAGCCGGATTGATAGGTTTTTAAAAAGTAAAAAACGAAAAGTATGTGGTCAAAAATTTATTTCAATTTTCAAAACAATTGAAAGTGCGTATGATTACATTTTTCATCAAGGAGCGCACCATTGAATATAAAAGAAGTAATCTGGCCATGGGCATTTGGGAACTACCGCATTAAAGCGGAAGCCATTGTACTCTACCCTCTCGTAATATATCGTAATCAGGAAGCGGTCAACAACTTACGCGAACATGAGCTGGTTCATGTCGATCAAGTTCGCAGGCTGGGCTGGATTCGATTCTATGTTAGCTATATTATCGAGCACTATAAAAACGGTTACTCAGGGAATAAGTATGAGCTGGAAGCGCGGGAAAGGAGCGGACAAGGATAATGGCTGATTCAAGAAATAAAGGTGCGTCCTTCGAGCGTGATATATGCAAACGCCTCAATGGTTTCTTCGAGGAAATAGGGTACGACTTCAAGTGTATGCGTAACCTTGATCAATACCAAACAAAAGACCTAACTGACATTGAGCTACCCTACCACGCGATTGAGTGTAAAGCGTACAAGGATGGCTGGTGGTTTAAACCAGTATGGTGGAAGCAGATTCTTGCAGCGTGCAACGATCTTACTCCGGTTCTTATTTATAAATTCAACAATAAGGCTATCCGAGTGTGCGTCCCGCTTCACTACATCAACCCTTCGTTACCGCACGACAATGACCAGACCGCAGTCGTGACTTTCGACCAGTGGCTGGTTATACTCAAGACCAAATTAACTCCCCCATTTGATGAAAAAGAGCAGGCGCATGAACTATAAAGACACTGATATTTTTGGCTATCAAAATGGTGGCGAAGTATTAGACCCGAATCAACCACCGGAGTATCTAGGCATGGTGCCGACTCCGATGGGAATGGTTCGCATGCCTCAGCCCAACCTCACCGCCGCACAAGCCACGAATGTGCTTGGCAGCTTTGCTACAGGTGCAGGGATTGCGGAAGCGTTCGGCGAATACCCTCAATTCCCAGATAGCGAAAAAACGCTCGCGGAAATGCTTGAGGGCCAGCGAGAGTTAAGTCTTGCAGAGAATTATGGCGAAGGAAATTATTTCACTGCTGGTTTGCAGGGATTAGGTGTTGCTGGAGATGCAGTTTCGGCAGGGATACCGATTGTGGGGCCATTGGTGGGAAGTGTATTGAAGGCTCCCAGAGCGATGCAAAAGTACATGAAAATCTTAGGAGAGTCAAATGAAATGCTGGCTCGCCAAGCATTAAGACTTGAGATTTCACCTAACCCAGCGCTAGGAAAGAATTATTATGGTTTGGATGACTCAACAAAGGCTTCGCTAGAAGCTCGCGGCATGACTCCGGACGAGATAGCAGAGCTAGGTGATACGCTAGAAACCCTAGAAGACCAAAAGAAGAAAGCTACGCTAGCGGGATATAACACGGAAATCGACTTAAACCATGGGAACCGTGCAAGCCTAGATTACATGGACACTGATAAGTTAAGTCCAGACAGCTATGCGGGTAAAGGTTTCTATAAGTCTACAGAATTTGACGACTCTTATCATAACTACGCTAATCTATCCGGCGCAGATATACAGAATAAAATACAAGACACTCAAGAGCAGATACTTGGAAGCCTCGACGAAATGCAAGGCGGTGAACTTGACCGCTTTTTACGAGAAGAAGAAGGAGTCTTCCGAAATATATTGCTGGATAAAGATAGGTCACAAGCGGTTCTGCCAAACTTTGATGAGGATAGAATAGATCGAGTTCTATCTTTGTATGAAAAATCCAAAGGTATGGCTCCGGATGACAGGTACGACTACCTTACTACCTTCAATGATAATACTGGAGCGAGCACCCTTGACGATATAGCATACGTCATGGCTTCAGCAGAGCAAGCTGGCAATTCTAACGTGTACAAGTTATGGGCCAAGACTAATAAGCACGCCATTATCGGCGATGCAAAGAATGCCACCAAGATTGAGGGCGATGAAGGTTGGGTTGAAACGCTTGATGACTTACAGCAATCGGTTCAAGAAGCAGAAACGGTAGGCGATGAAGATTTAATAGAGTCCCTGCAAGATCAGATTTTCATGCACATGACAGATGAGTATGGCAGCCCTACAGAAAAAATTATGTCGGCTTTAAACGACAACGGCCTCACACCAGAAGGTCAATCAAGAATATCAGAGGCTCTCATGTATTCAGAGCCAGACGAGTTTACTACTGACTTTGTAAATAACCTCATTCAAGATATAGCTGATAATGATCTTATTGATTATGATTTCTATCCAGACACTCGATTTCCTATGGGCGAGTTTCGCCGTGGCGTTTTCGAGGACTTAGGCTATGAGGGGATTATAGATAAGAATCCTCAGCGTTTTCGGATGGATAACGTCTATGATGACACTGAGCATGTAATTACGTTCCCTAACTTTCGCAAAAATGTGCGAAGTGTCGAGGCGAACTTTGATCCAGCGATGGCGGATAGACCAGAGCTGTATATGAAGGATGGCGGCGAAGTCGAAAGACCGGGAATAGCATTTAGTCCTTACGGCGTACAATCTGGAAGTCATATACCTTACGTTGAACCAGAAGGGCTTCCACTAACTGAAGCTCAAACAGCTATGCTGGGCGCGTCTTTCGCCCCCGGTTATGCAACCCTAGAATCAGCGGGCGGTGGCCTTCAATTCCCATCGGCAGATATGTCAGTGGAGGACATGC